TAGCCTTTAAAGTAAACGCCCATGCCCTATATCTTGAATTATTATGTATCGAGCCGACATTAAAACTTTAAAGGTTGGATGTAAACTAGATAAACTTGGTAGCCTTTGGGTTGCTTTATCCTAGCTTTTAAAGTTTAAGAGCCTATAAAGTAGCTGTATAATTTTTATACAACTAGGAAAGCTGTATAATTTTTATACACCTAAGATACTAGCCCCCCGTAGTTTTCTAAGTCTATAGGGGCTAGGCAGGATGC